CTGGAGCAGCTAGTGTACCAAAAGTTATAACGTTGTTTGTTAAAACAAATGAAGTTAAGAAAGGAGTCCAAACAAACCCATCTGTACTAGTATAAATCAAAAAGTTATTTAAAGTGTAGTCTATATCGGTAGGATTCCAACTTGTAGCGCTACCTAGTGATAAATCTGTATTAAAAGTAAAAGTATATACAGCTGTAGCAACTGGAGTATATATAATCTGCGCGCCCGCGTAATATTGTAAATTAGTTTCAGTGATTAATCCACCATCTGGTCGTGCCATATTTTAACTTTTTTCGTTATTTTTTTCTTGTTGAACTTGTTGAGATGCTATTTGTATTATTTGAGGATCTTGTATAACAATACCCATGTATAATAATACTCTAGTTATAACATTGCTTTGTTCGTTATTATCTAATTCAAACCAAACAGAATTAACAGGGTCATATATGTAAGCACCTGTTCCTATATTTTCATTATAAGCCCAAACAATGTTTGAAGGTATTTTTGTATAAGATATTCTCACGCTATTTATAATAGTCTGGGGATATATGATGATTTTGTTGTTTCCTTGATTAATGTTTTCTTCATAAAGATATACTGGAAACGATGTGGAAGGTTTAGTATAATTAGAATTGTTTAATTCTATATACTCATTATAATTTATTCTTTGTGCTTCTACAGCACCGTTGTATAAAACGCTACCTAGCTTGTATATTAAACTTTGAGGATTTGAATTATTAGGGGCTAACGCATTAGTAGTTGTTGGACCTAAAAAATATCCAGGTGCATTACCTATAGCCGCAACATATGTGCAGTTAGCTGATGTTTTAAAAGGTGAGATTTTTTCTTCTAATATCTCAACCCTATTGGCATATTCGTTGTCATTTTGTGGAACACGTAGCTGTTGAGCTAAATCTTGAATGTATTCTTCAAACATTTCTCTTTGTACTTGAGTACCTATTCTATTGAATTCCTCAGGAGTTACATAACCCCTTTGTTCTTTGTTTAAAATCAATAAAACAGTTTTATATACGTTGTCTACGTTTATTGCCATTTTTTATTTTTTGTTATAATATTGGGCCCGAGTAAACGAGCCCTATATTAGTATTACAGATTAAGAGAGTTTTTTCTCTATTGTTTTATAAACCTCCATTCCTTCGTCTGTTTTAAACCACGCGGCTAAAGCAGAATACGGATGTTCTTCAAATGGAACAGTTACAAGTTTACGTTTTGTTGTTCCCCAAGTAAATGTTCTTTGATCGTTAGAGAGTTTAATTATTCCTTTTTCGGTAGCTTTAATACCAAAGTTTCTTAATTGAACGTTGTCATCTTGAGCTAAATCAATAAATAATTTAGGATTTTGTTTTGCAAATAACATTAAATCTCTTTTAAGTTCTTTAGATGTTAATTTAGAAACTGCACTTCCTTTTTCTACTCTTAATATAGCCTCTGCCATATCTACATCCATATTTTTAGCTGCGTTTAAAGCCATCAATTCTATTTCTAAATCAACTAATTCGTCTTTAGCTATAGCTATTGGATTGTGTTCTTTATATCTTTTGTTAAGATCTGGATGATATATAGATAATAATTTTTGTAGATTTTGCATTTCCATTGGCACGTTTAACACTCCGTCTTTAAACATGATATGTGCTAATGTTGCTTCTCCTTTTTGCTCATCTACAAAGGGTGAACTTTGATTTGTAGCAAATCTTAAAGCTCTTTGAGTTTTTGTTTCTGGATCAAAATACAACAGAGGATATTTTTCTGTATGTCTTGATTTCAGTGTATATGTTAAAGGCTCACTACCACCAGTTAAGTAATAGTTCCTTGTTTTTATTTCCCAATTTTGTTCAGCTTGAGATACTTTTTGTTCTTTTGTTGACATGATATAATATAATATAAGTTAGTAAAAATAAGAGTAACAATTACCCCCGTAGTTTTTACGAGGGTAACTATTACAATAAATATTAAGCTACAAATAACACAAAGTTATTTCTTGCTTGAGTACATAGACATCTTTCAGATAAGAAGTTAACTTCCATAGCATCAAGAGTAGAACTAAATGCACCACCAACAGAACCTGTTAGCCATGATTTCATTCTTCTGTCATCAGCTTCTGAAGCTCTATATCTTACATGTAAGAAAGGTCTTCTAATGTTTGTACCTAGTAATTGATCGTATACTGTACTTGTTCCAGCAGGAATTAATACACCATCGATATTGTCACCATTAACAAAATTTGAAGAACCACCTCTTGTAGAAGCATCATTTAAGTATTTCCATGAAGTTTTGTAGAAATCATAAGAACCTCTTCTAAATCCAGAGAAACCTAAATTCAACGCCATATCTTCAGAGTTTTCAAATACACCGTAAGATGTACCTCCAGCTCCGTAAGAATTTTGTTGTGCTAACATGTTATCAAACTGTAACTCAGTTTTTCTATCTAAGAAAAGCATGTTTTCTTCAATAGCTCCTTGAGTGTCTAAGTTTTCTAATACAGAATCAAAATCCTGTAAAGATCCAGCATATCCTGAAAGTACGTTACCACCGTTATTAATAGCAGCAAATAAACCTTCAGTACCAAAAGCTCCAGCACCTGTTGCTAAACCTGCAAACGAGTTAACGTTAGCAATGTTAGCTCCAAAACTACCACCACCTACTCCAGCTGCAGCACTTAGTTCACCTTCAATCATACTCATTTCTAAGTAATCTTCAAAACGTAATCTAGTTTCACCTTCAGCTTTTAAATACCATAAGTATCCAGAACCACCATCTTCAGTAGCTACTTCAACCCATCCAATTTGAGCAGTATCAGATCCACTTATAGCGTATCTGTTTCTGATAATAATTGGCTTGTTAACAAAAGTAGTTAACTGAGGAGTGATAGACTCACCTGTGTTAGTGTTGTTTGGTCCTTGAGAACCTTTAGCATATTCAGAACCGTATACAAATACTTTTAATCCTGTAATAGTAGCTGCGTTAACAACTGCACCAGATATAAATGCTTGTCCGTATGGATATGCAGTGAACGTAGAATAAGCAGCAAGTGGGCCAACTGGAGCACCACCTGAGTTACCTACAATACATTTTACTGTAAATGATGGATTAGCTGGATCCATAATTACAACAGTTGCATTTGGCATTATAACATTCTGAACAGCACCACCAGCTACAGCAGCAGCCCCAGCGTTGTCAAGAATTTGTAGTATAGAGTTTGTTCCACCACCATTTAATAACGTAACGTTATCATAAGCGATGTGTAATCTATTTTGTTCAGACCAAACGATTTGATCTGATGTCATTGGCATTTCAGCGCCAACCATTCTTAAGAAGCCTCCTAACGTTCTGTTTCCATAACGTTCTACCTCAGCTTCATAAATTTCAGGTAGAAATTGTTGCGCGAAGTTTGCACCACCCGCACCAGTAAAATTAAGGTAATTTCCTGTTAACACTTGTGGCGAGCCAGAAGGAACTAAACTACCAAATTGAGGACTTAATACTCCCATAATTTTAGTTTTTGATTTTTAATTGTTAAATTTTGTTTTTCACTTTAATTTTCAACTTAGAACTATCTACTCCATCAATAGCACGAACTTTAAGCCCATGAACAAAAATTCCATCGCTAGCTGTTTGACGAGGTCCGTCAGAGCTAGGGTTTTTAGAACTTTCCATCACTGTTTTAATACCATCAGTTTTACCTTGTTCGTAAAAATGGCTTACAATTTTGTCTACATTTTGAGCAGCGTACATAGCCTTGTGATAACCTTTCGTATCTTTAACGTTACCTTCTGTGTCTAGGAACTTCCCGACAAAGTTGTTAATATTTGATTGATTTTCTGCTACACTTGCAGGATCTTTAACTCCATATCTAAACTTTTTTTCACCGACTTCGAAATCAAAACCTTTGAATTCATCGTTTAAAAGCTGTTTAGTGTTGTTTAAGAATCTACTGTGCTTTTGTTTAGCTAACTCTTGATCTTTGTTGTATCGGTTAAAAAAATCTAAAGCTTTTTTCTCATCTTGGTTTACGGTCGGTCTTAACTTAATCTCGTCGTAATATTTAACCTTTAGATCTTCTAAATGCTTTTTGGCTTTTGCAACCTCTTCTTTTTTTGCAAGTTTTTTTCTTCGGATATCTCGCTCCTCATCTAATTCCTCGTCAAAATCAAAATTTTCTTCCATTACAAATGTAAGGTCTTCTGATGTCAAATGAGGTTTAGTATTTTTATAATATTCTTTTAATAAAGTATTTTCATCAACGCTAGAGTAATCTGCATTAAGTCTAGTGTAATCATCTATAGTGCCACCAGTTTCTTTCATGAAAGTTATTAACTTTTCAATATTTTTTGGTAAGTTTACTTCAGGCTCTACTTTTATTTCTGGTGTGGATATTTGTTTTTCTCCCAGTTCTGTAATTTCTTCAATAGGCGCGCTGGACTCTTCAATGGACTTTTCTCCTCCAATGTCCACGATTTCGCCATCTCCGGCTTGTTCGCCCACATCCACCTTCTTTGTTTCTCCGATTTGAATGGCATCTGTTTCTGGTTTTTTAGTTAAATCTACTTTTATAATATCTGGTTCTGTTTTTTCAACAGGTTTAGATAAATCTACCTTTATAGGTTCGTTAGATTCTTTACTTTTAAATTTTTCAAATTTTGGTTTAGACATTTTCATGCTGCCACCTTCTTGTGATTCTGCTTTTAATTCTGACATGATAAAATATTATATGATTATTAATTATTACATAGGGGCGTTAAGACCAAAATCAACAACACTAGCATCTGCTTGTGATTCAAAGTCAGTTGGTAATAAATCATTTTTTCTTTGATCTATCATTTGACTTTGTTGCGTAGCTTGAATTTTTGTTCTTTTGTCCTTACGATCCTCTATTTCTTTTTCTTTTTGTGTTGCAGCACCTAATTGAGCTTGCGCTAGTTGTAAGTCGTAGCCAAATTGAATTTCCATCTCTAATTGTTTAATTTGAGATGCTTGCTGCATTCTTTGTATTTCTAACTGAGACTTAGCGGTCTCAAGATTAACATCTGATTCTGTTAAAGCTTGATTTTTTTGTACTTCAGCCATAGCCGCTCTTTCAGACGCTTCAGCATTAGCATTAGCTTGAGTCTCTATCATTTGTTTTTGATTAGCCTGCTCTTGTTTTTGTTTTCTTTTGCGTTTTTGTTTTAAAACGTCGTTAGCTAGTTTAATATTTTTTATTTGACGTATATCTATAGCGTCTTCTAAATCAATACCACTAGTCTTTAAAGCTATTTGTATGTTTTGCTCTAATTCAGCTTGTTCTTCTTCCTCAGGTTCTAACTGTAAATAAATACCAAAATCATGCATGTTAAGATTTTGAATCTCATCTAGCGTGGATGCATTATAGGTAGATATACTATTTTTTAAAGAGTTTAAAGTTAAAGGAAAATTTATTGAGTCAGCTATTTTTAATGAAATATTTTCACAAGTTTTTAAAGTTAAATATAAACTTGACTGTAATATGTGTCTTGTTGCAACATTAGAAGCGTTGGCTGCCATTTTTTGTAAACCAACTAAAGCGTCTTTATCTGGAGTGCTAGCGTCTCTAGCTTCGTTAAGCCCTGTTACGTCTCTTATCATTTGTAAGTAATACTGATAAGTTTGTATTAAACTTTGAATTTTAGCTTGCCCACTAGAACTTGTTAATTCTTGAACTGGTATCTTACCTCTGTTTATTTCTCCTTCTTGTGTTAATGATCTACCAACTATTGAACCAGTCTGGAAATACATATTAAGTGCTTCTGCTGGATTATAATTTGTGCCATTACCTAAATCAACTTCTGCTAAACCATCCATATCTAAGAACACACCGTCTGGCACTATTCTAGACATTACTTGTTGTAATTTTAAATGAGTCAACTGAATCATATCAGCGAAACCAGTTATTTTGTTAACTAAAGAATCTATACGACCTTGATAAACTCTAGGAGCTACCATTGCATAACTCATTTCTACTTTTGTAGTATCCGCAAAAGGTCTAGTCATGTTTTCCGCAAGATCCCAAGCTATAAGCTCGTTGTTACCTATTACTTTTACACCTTTGTATAGTACTTCTATAGTTCTTGCTACTCTTTCAAATCCATCGTTTGGTGGTGGGTCAAAGCTGTCAGGTTTCTCTAAAGCTTTTTCTAATCCTTGATCAGTTTGTTTTATTTTAAAAACCTGGGTGTGGTATGTTTTATATTCAAAATACAAAACCTGTATAGTGTCTGGATCATAAGTACTCCATCCATATAATTGATCTCTATTACCAACTTGTTTAGATATTCTACTTAGTTGATCTTCATTTAACTGTGGAAACTCTTTTGCAATTTCACCAATAACTAAAGACTTAACCTCACCTACATAATATATATCTTCAAAATTAGGATCCTCTGTGTAAGAATAAATAACTCTAGCTGGATCAACATAATCAACAGTTACTCCATTGGCCTTGTTCCAGTTAGTTTTAACAACACCTATTCCTAAAGTTACTAAATCATAATTAAACCTTCTTTTTATTAAATCAAATTTGTTTTTAGATAAAGTATTATTTATTACTTCTTCTTCTGCTATTTCAATAGACTGCTTATAACTAAGTTGCATGTGCAAATCTAGTTCATCTTCAGTTTCAGGTAAATCTTTTATAGAGCTATTAAAAAGATCTATACCTATGTTTTTTAATACGTTTTCTTTGTAAGGTTTAGCCAACATGTCTTCGTATATTTTTTCTGCGTAATCAGTTCTTTTTTTTAAAGATACGGGATCTTGAGCAAATGCTTTTAATTCATAACCTTTCTGTGACAGACCATTAACCACTATGTCTACAAACTTAGATATTACTGGAACTGGTTTCCAGTCTAAGTTAAGATAAGAAACGTCACCATTTATAGCTAGTTCATCTTTATATTTTTGAACTGGTTGTTCTCCTCTAGCGTATAATCTTAACGTGTGAAACCTATTGTAAGAAGTAGCAAATCTAGTACCATTACCACCTTGTCTCCACCATTCGCTTTCTATAGCTTGGGCTACTTGTTTTCCGTATTCGTATGAACTCTTTTCAGCATTTGGTACAACTTGACTAGGGAAAGCACTGTTTGGATTAATGTTTATATTCATTTACTTGATTATTTTTGATAAAGTTCCTTCATTGTTGTATTTTTTAATACCAAGGTTTACTATCTTTCTTGTTATTTTATTTACAGGAGCGTATCTATTTTTATTACAAGCCATTATAGCAAGTCCTGAGCTTATAGATGCATCGTGTTTTGTTCTATTGTTTATATCAAACGTTGCCCAATCTTCTAGCGTTCTTTGAAAATACATGTCACCATAATCTTCACCGTCAAATCCAACTCTGCTTTCAATATAAGTTTCAATTGCAGCAGCGTGTGCTTGCTTTATATCTTCGCTTGAATTAGGTATTCCACCTATTTCTCTTTCTGTTACAGATAACTTGTTGTAAGTTTTATCTGGTCTATTCATGCTAAAACCTCTGTAACCTCTTCTTCTAAAATGATAAAGAAGTCTTGGTTTATTGTTTTCACATAATAAAGGCATGCCATAAAACACACAAGCCATGAGTACGTCCTCAAAAAATATTTCTGCTGTTTGTGGGCGAGCAATATATTCTAAGAAAAAATGATCAGGAGGAATATTCTCCATACTAAATTTTGTTAATCCATGAAGAGATCCATTAGACCCTTTACCGTCAACCGTTCCAGATATGTCATAACTATCACAACCAAAAGCACCCATGTGTTCGTTTCCAGCGTATTTAATACCGTTTTTATCAATTATTCTATTTTGCAAATGTTTATCAGGTATCCAAGATATATAAAATCTTCCGTTAGTGTTTGGCATAAATATAACTCTTGTGTCTTTTACACCGTGTTCCCATTGAAAATTACCTTTAGTAACTACTCCGTTTCTAGATAAATCTTCGTTATAATCTATTTGTTGATATATTTTTGTTAAATTAAATAAAGACATTTTAGATTCGTCTCTGAAAGCGTGTTTTGTAGTACGTGGAAACTGTCTATAAAATTCATTTAAACCATCTGAGTCTTCCTTAAGGCCTTCTACCTCATTTTCCCAGTATTCAATAACCCCAATTTTGATTGGCGTTCCATGAGGTCCATGCACTTTTTCTGATGGTGTGTCGAAGACAGGATAGCCATAAGAAT